ATGCGGAGCCGTCCCAGTAGTACGGTGCATTTCCATCGTCAGAGTCATACCACCGCGAAAATTGGGGTATCGGATTTGGTATGCCGCCGACTCCGGCAACAGGCGCTGTCGCCTGGATATAGATATCGCTCACGCCTGACGTTAAATCAATAATCGCATCTTCAAGCTGGCTTAGGTTGCTCGCCACCGTATTGATCGAAGTGTTCAGCGTGACGTTGCTATCGCTAACAAAAATCGCCACGTCGCCAAGATTCTGGATATCAACGTCTGCGCCAGTCTCAATGTTCAGCACCTCGCCAGCTTCAACCTCTACTTCAAGGATCTCTTGGGCTAGGATTGAGTTTTTAACGTCAGCCTGGCTCATTACCGTACTGCCGTCAGCGTCAAACAGGTTTACGGATATTTGAGCGCCAGCAGTTGCGTTATTTGTAGGAGCGCCAGTTGATCCTGCCACATCGGACCAGAGGAACCTTCCAACGGTTGCGGAAACGGTTGTGTTGGGGTTTGCGTTTGGCTCTAGGTTAGATACCGAGCTATCGTCTGTCGCTGTTCCCGTTCCTGAACCAACGCCTGTGGCAGTAAATTTTATGCCAACGGTATTGGCCGAAGCTCCAATAGAGGTGAAAGTGGTGCTGCCAAGATTTAGAATTGTGTAAGTAGCGCCGACTACGAAGCTGCCAGCAACGACTGGCGCTTTGTTGTACTTGACCGCTTGCACCCAATAATATCGAAGTGCTCCAGTAGTAACCGAGTCAATGGAGTTGGATGAATCGTGAAAAAACTGGGTGCCAGTTGTTTCGCCAATCTTTGCCGCAGATTCGTAATCGGCAGTAGCTGAAGCCCAAACGAAAATAGTGTTGTATTCGCTCGGGTCTGCTGGATTGACCCAGTTTAATTCATTCCTCTGCTCTTTGGCCGTTGCGCTTAACCCGCTTGGGCTGGCTATGCCTCTTGACCCTTCTGTAATAGCGCCGTCAGCCGTAATTGTCGAATAGTCTCCCACTGCCGGGTCTTCGTATGAAGTATCCGAGTCTTCTCGCAAAGTAAGGGAAACGCCGCCTTCTTCGGAGAACGTCCAAGCCATGCATTGGAATACTTTTTCAGTCCAGCCTAATTCCTCAATCGATACCCTAACCCTGTCGCCTACCATGATTCTCAGGGCTGACAGGTTTGCCGGAAAGGTTACAACCTTCTGTTGGTCAGAAAGCTGAATCATCTTGTTGGCAATACGTTGCGCCATGAATGACGAATTAGTCATTGGTAGCTGGACTTCTCGCTCCAAAACCTCGTCATTGTCCCTAGCAACTGCATCGGCAAGTTGTACTGGTGGGAATTCTGTTGATTTATGAGCTTGGCCCGGATCGATGAACAGCCCTTTGACGGTGTTAAATCGTTCAGAACGTTGGATGCTGGTATTGATTGACAGCCCCGATATCAAATCGGTTTCTGTTAAATCGCCGCTTGGCGCTTCAAAAATGCCCGCGCTAACGACGTACTTGCCATTCGAGTACACGATGTTGCCGTTCATCGAGCTTAGGATCTTGTTGATGTTGTCTCGGTGGCTGTCTGTCGTAAATATGACGCCGTTACAAGTAAATCGTTTTTCCGTCGCACTATTAGGTATGGCGACAGACACATCGCAACCATTAGCTGCAACTACGATAGCGGCCCAATCAATCTTGGCTGGCAATATGCCCATGCCAGAATCGGAGTCAATTAAGTAATCGGCCAAGCACAAGGCTGGGTTGTCCGAGTAGGCTATGTAAGATGAATTAAGGGGGTTGGCACCAGCGGAAGTATCCAGCCGAGGATCGTATACTTTCTTGCCTTTTACCAAGGCTTTGATGTTTTGCGGGGAATACTTATCCCAAGTTTCTGATGAATCTTCGTCAAATGTAAACTTGGTCGCTATGTACGCAACACCTTTACCCTGGTGCGCTGCGGTATAGTTGCCAAACTTGAAAAGCAGCATTGGATCTGCCGCTTGGGTTGCAGTTCCCAAATGCTTGTTAATGACGCAAATTGGCTTGCTGTTTTTTGGTCCGAATGTTCCAGCCGTGACTCGCCCTAACGTGCTTGCGTCCTGACCCGTATTTAACCCTGATGCTATTTGACTGCTAAGTATTTTCTCGCTATCAAAATAGATATCGGTAATCGATTCGACCTCATGCCCGGCCAACGCGATAGCTTGGTACAAATCCTTGTTATTTGATCCAGCAACGGAAACAAAGGAAAGCGGACCAGATACTAGCGCCTCACCATAAATTATCTTTCTGCTTTCGGTGGTTGACTTAACGGTGCTCTGACGCGAGGCATCAGTGTCCATCTTGGGCATTTTAATTTTGGTGTATGCCATGATTGAAATGGTGGCCGATGCAACAAAAACCGCGCCTATGATTGCAAGCGCAGTCGGACCAAGAGTTCCGGCAACCGTAGCCCCTACAATAAATTTACCAATCGCTACAAGCGCAGTTACTACTGGTCCCATAATGCCCACCCTGCTGCAATATATTCTTCTGGCATTTTAGTTAATCCTTTTAGCGTCAAGCAAACTGCTGACTTGCCCAGCTTGACCCCTATAAGCGGCCCTGAAGGGAATTTTAAAATAACAGGGCTTCCATCAGGCAAGCACGTAACGTCGTATGTAGGCTGCCCTAAGACCGTTGAAACGGTGTCTTCAAGATCGCCATTGGATTTAATGATCGATTCCGCTTCCGATTGGTCATTATAAGCAAAAGTTGCTAAATAATCCTTTCCGGTTATCTCTTGAACGATAAATCCCGCAAATTGGCAGCAATCTGAGTCGCCGTATGTAAAATCTCGGCGCTGCCATTTGTTTAACGCTTGATGAACCTTCATAGTCATCAGTAGGTGATATTAGTGAGATTAGGAATGCCGGGAACACCTATACCTGTTGCGCCTTTAGATCCCCACGCTATCTTGGCGTCTTGGATTAGGTGCAAGAAGTTAAAAAACAAGTCGCCAGAATGCTTATTTTGTTGTCCGGCGTTGGTGTACATAAGGTTTGACGATTTATCAAACCGGCTTAATTCGCTTTCTGCCGTCATCTGAATGGCATCTCCACCATCAGCGCCAACGGTAACGTCCATTTGATCCATAAAGCCAGCCCAAATTTCTGTCGGGTCGGCTATCAAAGTGTCGTTTGTATCGAGCACTCCTAGATAGATCGCTACGGGGTGCATGTAATAGTCTTGCGTCAATGCTGCGGCTGATATATTGGCATCCAAGCCTGACAAGGTAAGCGATATCGAGTATGGGCTAACGTCTTGGCCTTCCTCGACCTGCGAAACCGAACCAAGATCACCAACGCCTAACCAGTTAATTTTCGCCGTACCAGTACCAGATCCAACGCCGGTTGCGGTAAAAACAACGCCCACCGTATCAGCCGACGCGCCAATCGCCTCGAAGTCTGTGTTGCCGACAGCTTCGATGGTGTATGTAACGCCAACCTTGAATGCTCCAGCCGTCACCAAGCCCCATACATAACTTCCCAAGCTGTTGTGCAAGTAAACAAACCCAGCAGGAAACTCTAACTTGGCAAACGAAACAATGGCAACGTGCTGCTGCCCTAGCGCCGTAGTTACTTCCGATGGAAACCCTCTGCTCATGCTAGTACGTCCTCCATAGCCTCAACTGTAAAACTTGACTGCACTGGCGGCCTATTGTCCCAGCCAGAAGATCCGGTCAGCATGAATACACCCAGAACAGGCACGTTGTAGTCAATCAAGCCGTAAAGGATAGTTGGTTTTCGTATTGGCGGCGCAATGCTCATTGCCACTGTGCCATTTACGGCTGAACTTGTGTTCTCGGTAAGCATGTGGAGTTCGTTGTTAAATGCAATGTAATCCCCAGCTTTCAGGTAATTTGGCACGTCAGAGGTTGCGTTCTCTGCGTTTAAAGCGGCCCCGGTTTGCCCAGCGGCGCTAATAAGCAAGTTGTTTGCCGTTGCTGTGCCAGTGCCAGAACCCGCGCCTGTTGCGGTAAATAATGTGCCAACCGCGAAATCGGCTGGCGCTCCAATAGCCTCGAAATTCGTATCGCCAACTGTCGTAATTATATATTTCGCGCCAGTTCCAAAATTACCAGCGGTGACAATCTGCTGAGACACCGTTGGCGCACTGCCTCGCCTAGTATACGAATGATCCTGTAAATAAAACCGATGCTGCTGACCGTTAAGTTTAGTCAAGAACGCTTGCATTTCTGCTCGGTTATCGCCAACCAAGTTATCGAATTGCAGACTAACCTTCCAGAACGCGCCCTTCCTCGCAACCGTTTGCACCGCATTGTTTAATGGGCTTTGGAACGTCCTAGTGTTCGATACCAGCTCGAAGGTGGTAGTCGATGGCTTTATATCTGGAAAGTTGTAGGTTGTCATACGAAGCGCCTTCTACGCATTAAGTCTTGAATCGTGGCTATGGTTTGTTGCGAAGTCTGCATCATCGCAGTTCTAATCTTCATCTCAACGTCTGGACCTGCGCCTCTAGCGTCAACATTATTAACAATCTGAACCGACTCGCCACCACCGCCAACTGCCCGTTTAAGTTGATCGTTGCTCGATACACGGCCTGAACCTCCCATCGTCAATAGTTCTGGTCCACGCTCACCAACCAAGTAGGACTCGCCGCCTCGTACTTGACCACCGGTTGCTCTTGCCAAGCCTCCTATGGTCTGCCCTGCAATGATCCCTACCGAGACAGCGCCCATGGCAGAAATTAATTTTGCATACCCTAAACCGCCTACTGGCCCTAGACCAATTGGCGGGGGCGCAAGTGCCGCCATCGCAGCCGCTTGCGTTGAAATTATAGTGGTAGCAATAGCCAGACCTTGCTGCAACAGAAAGGCGGCTTTAGCGGCAGCAGATTGTTCGCCAAATGCTTGACTCATCAATGAGGTTAATTCCCCCGCTATTCCGGTAGCTGTAGCTAATGTCATTTGTTGAATTTGCTTCTTTGCGTCCTCTAACTGTTTGGCCCTTGATAGCTCAATTGCTGACTTCTTTTCGCCAGCTTTCTTTTCTATTAAGCTTTTTGCTTCCTCGAATTCTGTCAGGCTAATAAGATCTGCTTCGCGTTGAGCTAGTTTCTTGTCGATTTCTAGCTGCGCTTGAGCGTCAATAGCCGACAGCTTATCCATGCCCGCTATTCTTAATAGGGCTAATTCGTCTTGAGCAGATTTTTTTGACGCAGCCAGTTTCTTGGCTTCTGCTTCTTGCTTTTTGAGTAACGCTTTTGCGTCCCTTGCGGCTTGAAGGGCCGCTTCATCTCGCTCTTCTTCAGAGCCTTCCCTTATAGGATCTAGCGCGGCGACTCCTTCCCTATTCAAATCCCGCCTTGCTTTACTTAAAAACTGCGTTTGTTCCGTTAAGCCCCGAAGTTGCGTTTCTTGCGTTACCAAGTCGCGCCTAAATTGCGCCATAGGTAGATTTAATTCTTTTTGGCTGGCGGCGATTTTATCTACCACCGCCCTGAGATTTGTATAAGTGCTTAAATCCGTAGAATCTAGTGAAGATGCGGCAACCGCAAAGTCCAAGGCGTTTTGCTTTCCTATCCCAAAAGCCTGGTCGATCTCGCTAATCGCTGCATTTATACCACCCGCCTCGTTTGCGAAAGTGTCGCCCATCGGCAAGATATCGTCTACCCCTATACCCTTCTTTTTAAGACTTTCCAGCTCATCCCCAATATAACCAAAATCAACATAGCCAATGTTATCGACTAACTGGCTAATTTCTAGCTTGGTACTTCTTATCCCTCTTCTTGCGTCCGACAATGCCGCAATCATTTCAGCGGCTGCTGCGGCTGCTGATATCTTCCCAAGATCTGCAAACTTCTTGGATAGCTCTAAAGTCCCTTTTTCGGTTTCCAATAGCTGGACGTCTAATCTTTCAAGAGCGCCCTTTAGTTCCTTTACGCCGCCTTCGGCCCCACTTAAAGAAGCTACTAGCGTCCCGCCAATCATAGCCCCCAAAGCTATGAATGCGCCTAAAACAGCACCGCCAGGACCAAATACAGAAGCTAATTGGGGGCCTTGCTGACCAAGAATAATGAATGCGCTGGTGCCCATCTGAGCTTGGACTGCGATATCTTGAAGTTGATAGGATACTTGCTGGGTAGACCCCCGCATTGCGCGGAAGCCGCCTCGTAATTCCTTGGCTGCGACTGCGCCCTTGCTTGTCTGGCCTGCCGTCTTTCCGGCCTGATTACCTACTTGCTTCAAGCTGTTCTTGTAATCAATCGCAGCTTTAGCAGCCTTGATCTGCTCTTTAGAAGCGCCGCTTGACTCCAGCTTCATTAGCCTTATTTCGTCAGCCGTCATCCCTGCGGCTCTGGCCTCAAACTCCAAAGCCCCAACTAGGTTGTCGGTTTTTACCTTTAGCGCAGCCGATTCTTTCTGAGCCTGCTTGCTAATAGCTTGAGCTTGGTCCTCGGCCTGCTTGCGTGAAGCTAAAGCTGACGACTCAGCCTTGGTTGCAGCTTCAGCCGCAGCTTTAGTTGCTTTTGATGCTGCTACAGTGTCATTCTTATAGGCTAAAGCAGCTTTGGCTGCATCAACTTGAGCTTTGGTTGCTCCGGATTGCTGCAACTTCAGGATCGCTATTTCGTCTGCCGTCTTGCCTACCGAATCGGCTTGTAGCTTGAATTTTGCAGCTAATCTTTTGGTCTGTTCTGCCAGCTTCTGAGCTTGCTTATCGGCTTCCGACATCTTCTGACTAGTCTTACCAACTGCGCCTTCAGCCTTGCCAGCCTTGTCTGCCAGCGTATTCAACTCGTCTGCCGTTTGCTTAACGCCTTCCGCTGTGACCTTAACCGTTAGTGAATCAATCTCAGCCATTTTTGTGCGCCTCTTGGAACGATAATTGGTCTAGTTCTCGAATCAGATCAACCTCGAAAGCTGTTAAATCGCCATAAATATCCATGTACGATTTTATTTGATTGTAGCTTATGGCTCCTTCGCTTGCATTTTTTAATGACACAAACAAGACCCACAAGAACCCAAGCTGATCTCTTAACTCAGGTCTTGACTCCAGTTCTTTGGGCGGCTTGCCAATGGACTTTTCAATCTGCTTGAGGCTTTCTAATCGGCTAACCTTCGATCCTTTGTCATACCCAGAAGCCCAAAACTGCCACTTGGCATAACTGGATATCTCTTTGGTCAGCCCTTCGTAAAATTTACCCTATCAGCTATGAACCGATCCACTTGTGACGCAACGCCTGGAGCGTTTTCATATAAACTCTTGGCGGCATCAAAACTGAAATCAACCGCTTCCTTTCCGTTTTTTAACCCGCGCCATCCAATGGTAATCGCGGCCAGTAAATCGATCTCGCCGCCTTCTTCTTCTTTGAGCAGCTTGCGATGGTACTTCCTGACCGATTCCCGGTACGATTTAGAATCAACCCCTTTTACCTTAATGTAAAAATCAGTTGGCTCGTCATCAATGGGGCTTTTGATTTGTATCTCGGCCCCATCCTCATGCGCTTCTAGCGTGTATAGTTTATTTAAGTCCACTAGGTCTCTCCCTCTAGCTGTTAATTAAGCGTCGTCTTTAGTGATTTGCAATTGAGTTGCAGTACCTGAGTCATACAAGGCAATGAAATCTAGCGTCACCGTGATAGCGCCTGGACCGCCGACTTCAGGATTACCACTATTGAACTTGACGTTGGGCATATTGAAAATGTAGGCATTTGTGGCCCCGTCAGTCAAAGTAAAAGTAACCGCGGCAGCAGTTTCGTTGATGAAGTAATTAATTAAGGTTTCATCCTCAAAGTAAGCCGTAACCGAGCCAGTAACAGTTGACTTGGCTAATGGCGGCTGTAACGAGGTTGCATCGCCTACAACGTATTGAGCCTCTAGGCCGTTGTCGATGTTAAGCTCCAACGCCGTAACGACTGCAATTGCTGTCCCGCCAACCGTAATAGCGCCTGTGAAACTGTCAAATGGGTCTGTTGTCGCTGCTGCTGGGTATGAAGCGCCAGCTATTCCCGTTTGAGTTAGGGTGAAATCTTTACCGATAACCCCAAAAGACCCTGTAACCATTGAATTAGGCGCAACGGACAAGCTCATTGAGTTAAAAGAGCACCCAGTAGAACGCAAGAATTGCGTAATGTCTGCTTGCTTTCGCTCGACAGTGAAGGTTCTTGCGGTTGTGCCAGCTTTCAATACTTCGTGGTCCCCGTCACTTGTCCAAGT